TCTGTATCTGTATCTGTATCTGTATCTGTATCTGTATCTGTATCTGTGCCTGCATCTGCGCCTATTAGGGGGAACAGCTCTGGGCTATTAGCGATTACCTCTGTTAAGCGGTCAGCAGAAAAGTTAAGCCCCCTCCATGTGTACGAGCCGTCAGCATTACGAGTTATGCCCTCATATACCGTGGATAAGTCAACATCAGCACCAGCATCCACACCAACATCTACACCAGCATCTACACCAGCATCCACACCAACATCTACACCAGCATCTACACCAGCATCTACACCAGCATCTACACCAACATCTACACCAGCATCTACACCAGCATCTACAGCATCATCAGCGCCAGTATCAGTACCAGCATCTACAGCATCATCAGCACCAGCATCCACACCAGCATCCACACCAGCATCCACACCAGCATCTACACCAGCATCCACACCAGCATCTACACCAGCATCCACACCAGCATCTACACCAGCGTCTACACCAGCGTCTACGGTTTCGTCGGTATCCGCCGCTTGTTCAGCAAGCTGCAATAGGTACTCAGCATTAAAATCTACTGCACTTTGTTTGACGGTAGACTCTGGCAACGTGCCATCTTCACCTACTTCGCCAAGCACTTCTTCTATAGTTTGTCCGGTTATCAATCCTTCTGGGTAGCCTGCATCTATCAGTAACTGGCGTGCTTCTTCGGGGGTGGTGTATAGCTCATCAAAACTATCTTGTATATTTTCAAGGACTTTATCTGCATCTACAGTAGTTTGTTTTACATACTGTTGTGCTTGTTCTTCGGTTAACGTAAGTCCTTCTGCTGCCGCAGCGTTCATAACCTCTTGTGCGTCTACAAACCGGCTGTCTATGTATTCAGCTACCTGCGTGCCTAGTTCAGCATCGGGTTTGTTGCCTACGTATTCGTCTATAACTTTGTCAGACGCATTAAACTCAGGGTTAGCTGTCTCAAACGCTTGTTTGACTTCAGATGCGGTTGTGTAGTCTGCATCAAATGCGTCGTTTAATAAGCTAGTTTGCACCCCACCGAAGCCATCACTGGTTATGCCAAACTCGGCAAGCCTAGCCTCTGCTTCTGCGGCGTCTATTAAACCTGCTTTTGCGTCCGCAATCGTTTTCTGCACCTGTGCAGAGGTAGTTTTTGCTACGTTAGCAACTACATCAGATATTTCTGCACCGGCTGTAAGTCCCCCGCCTACGTTTGTGCCGATTATACTGGCGAGTATGGCGCTTTCTGCTACGTTAGCCGCTATAGGTCTGTCAGGATCAATTTCACGTATTGATATATCCGTAACATATTGCACCGCGCCTTCTTCTAGACCCTCAAGTACACCTTCTCGCACCGCCCCGCTAGCAGTTCGGTCTATCCTAGAAAGGAACTCGTCCATTGCGCTTATGGTAGTTTTATTTACTTTAGGCCCAAACAGAGATTCTGCTAGCTGTTTACCGCCCAACACTTCGGATGCAGTAAGCGCCATAACAGCACCCATGGCTCCTGATTTCTGTGCTACACCTGTAGCAAACTCTGCGGCCTCTAATAAATCTGCATCGCTAAGTTCTTGTGCTGGCAGTCCTGTTGCCTCTGCTATACGTGCATATTCTTCTTGACGTTTTCTTATAAACGTAGCGTGTGCATCTTCATACGCCCCGCCAGCCGAACCACCCGCTGCTTCTGCTACGTCACTTAGTAACGTGGCATCCATAGCAATCTTAGATGCGTCCATGTTATCGGCTATTTTCTTAGCCGCATCATCTCCAAACTTTTTAAGTGCTGCAGAAGACAGTTTTGCCCCCGCAAATGCTGCCCCACCCACAGCAAACGGCACGATCTCCTGCACAAATTCTTTGGCTACATAGTCAACGAGAAACTCTGTAGGGTTATCTACAGCCGCACCAAATATGGCTTTTCCTACTTCAAAGAAGCTGTCTTGCCAATCTGCATCTTTTGGTAAGTTGTCTTTAGCGGCTTGTATGCGGTCACTAATGTCTTTTAGGCCAGCTTGATAGTCCTCTGGCTTACTATCTCCAGCCATCTTAGATATTGCATCTAGGGTCTTAGCAATTTCGGTATTGCTTGGGTCATACCCAACTAGCGTTGCTAGCCCTAAAAACGACTGCGCTATCTCTGCACCTGCTTCTAACGCAACAGCAGTGCCAACAATCCATTTATCATCCCCAGTTTCGGAGGAAGCCTCTACTGCGTCTTTTGCTATCTGATACAAGAAAGACGCTTCTGTTGGGTCTTCTCCTGCGGCTACTTTTTCACGTATTACCGCGTTTTCATGCTCTCTACCTACAGATGCACTGCTTTTACCTAGCGCGTCTATATACGCTGCTTGGTCGGTTCCTGCTCTTAGCTCTTGTAACTTGGTTAAATCAGATTCTTGCACCTTCCGTGAAAAGTCTTCACTAGGATCATAGCCTAGCTCTTCCATAATCCTAAGATGTGAGTAGCCATCGTTTTGTAGATCGTTGTAGATCTCTACAGCTTCATCAAAGAATGTAGCTAAATCATTGCCTGTAGGTGAAGATACACCTTCTTCTTGAGCTATCTGTTGTGCGAGTAAGAAACAACCTTCTATAACATCGCCACTTTCACCAATTACATCACTAAGTGCACCGTTACCAATAAGTGTCGCTGCGGTTGACAGCATTCCTTCAGCACTGGTGGGATCGACACCCAACCCAGCTATTTTAGCGGTTATTTTCAACCAATCAGGCATGATGTCGCCTAGTGTTTGACCACTTACGGTTACCATCCCTGTTGTTTGAGAGGGTAAAGGTATTAACTCTACCGCCCCTGCTGCAATGCCTGCCGTAGCCGCTGCGGTAAGTATTTGAGATAAGTCCTTACCCTGTAGTGCAGCTATACCCCCTGATACGATTGCTTTTGCGGCAGCAGTACCAGCAAGAGTTGTTCCTCCAGCGGCGGCAGTAGCAGTAGACCCAGACAAAAGCGACGACATAGGCCCAGCTAAAGCACCGGCGGTTAGGTATCCAAGCCCCGCAAGAGCAATAGCTTTTAAGCCGTTTTGTACACTCTTATCTTTTACCTCTACAGTTCTAATCGCACCCGTAGAGAACGGGTCAAACAAGTATGTAGAGCCATCATCAGTCTGCCGATATGGGTTAACGCCGTATTTGAAGTACAACGACTGCAACATCGGGTCGCGTGTATGTGCTTCTTCTAAGGCTTTCTGATAGTTCATCCCCTCCGTTGCCATAAGATATGGCACTTGCTCCGAAAGTATCGGACGAACTAAAGACTGAAAAGCTTCAATATCCGATGCAGAGCTAGCAGAGTGTTTTTTGTAAGAGTCTTTGAACCCGTTAGCGGCTAGATCAACTTCTACAGGTGATATTTCATAGCCGTAATAACTACTCAACGCACTGGCTAATTCTTCCGTAGTAGTTGCGTCGGCTATGGTTGCGTAGGCTTCTATTACAGATTGCTCATCAGCACTACTACGCAGCCTTGATAGATACTCAGGGGCACCTTCCACAGTGGACAAATACAATTCTGGAGTTAGCCCCCCAGAAAATAACCCTGCAAACGCACCTGATTCTCGCCCACCCTCGCCGCCAATTATGTCAGCATAGGGGTCAAAACCAACAGCTCCAAAGGCTTGCTTAAACCCAAGGTTGTAGTAGTCGTCAGTCTCGTCTATGTCACCTTCGTAAGTAACGCCTTTGGATAGTATATTTTTGTATTTCTGTACTGCCTTATTAAGCAAACCTTCCACGGCTATAGCGGGGTTAGCAGGTGGGGGCGTAGTTGCAGGGGTAGTCGTAGTTGTCGTTGCTTCGTCTTCTATTCGTTCTATAGCAGCCAAAATATCTGCTTTAGACGGCTCACTTTCTGCAAAAGAAGGCAACTCTGGTTCTGGTTCTGGTTCTGGCTTGGGCTTGGGCTTAGGCTTGGGCTTGGGCTTGGGCTTGGGCTTGGGCTTGGGCTTGGGCTTGGGCTTGGGCTTAGGCTTAGGTGTAGGGTATTGTTCTTCTAGCCGCTCTATAGCCGCTAAAATGTCCTCTTCTGATGGTTCAAAAGCAAAGTTAGGTGGATTAAACCGACGCATTACGACACCTCCAGCAAGCTAGCTACTACGTGCAGTCTATCTGCCGTGGCTGCGGTGACTTTAACTATCTCGGACTCTTCAATAACGAGTGGTGCAGTAAGCAGTTCTACTGTGGTATTCGCTCCTACTGCTTTAGTCTTAAATACACTAAATACCGCCGAAGCAGAATCGGTAATGGTTACAGTAATTGTGTCAGCATTGCCTGAGTCCTCAGACACAAGAATAGACTTAATAATTGCTGTCGTAGCTGTTGGACATGTGTACAGCGTAGTCGCGGTAGTGGCAGTCAGATCCACCTTTGCGTTTTTGTACTGGTTAGCCACTAGCCTAAAAACCAAGCGGCAGCTTGTGCAGTAGGAGATACCGAAGCATCCCGTATACCTTTATCAAGCTGGTTAAAATAAAGACGTAGTGTGTTGTTTAGCTGGTTAAACATCCGCACGTCGTACTCATTTGAAGGATCTGGAAGAACAGGCGCTTTGAAATCTATGTCATAACGTGTTTTGTCTATAGCCATTAGCGCCTCCCATCAGGCCGCATTTCTAATCTAGGAGACCCTAACTGCCATTTCACTCCTAGATCACTTGATTCTATCTTTAATGCTAGCTGCCTGCCACGTACTCGCAAATCTAATCTAGAGGTGAAGGCTTCAATCGGTGCGGTTGCTGTTCTAGTTATAGAACCTGTGTTTGTACCACCTTCAGAAGCGGGCGAGTTTCGTCCAGACCCAGAGTTTTGTGCTGCAAACAATGACAATGTAGCACTAGGGCTATCTACGGTAGACCCATCAAATGTTACATCTGGGTACACCTTCTGTATAAACGCAAATCTGTGGCCGTCATCTAAGTCAAACTGCGCTGAAGATATAAAAGAATCTATGCCTGCAGCCGTGCCGGTCTCATTATCATCAATGCCATCTTCATGGTTTACGACATTGTTGTTATACGTAGCCGCCATAGGAAAGTCACGTATACCTGAATCAATCCAAGCAGTTCTGCCTAAATTGCCAAAATACCAGATGTTTTGCTCGTAGTTGTAAATGACATAACGATCTATGGTTGTAGCACCGCTAGAACAGTAAAACCACCAAATCTCGCTAAACCCTTCATTTGTACCCGCAAATACTTGGTCGTACTGCTCTGTATTGAAGTCATTAAATACGTACCGCTTCAGTGTGCATGGTAGAGTTTGCACTCGCCCATCATACAAATAGAACCCGCCCACGCCCATCCAATAAGCTACACCGTTTGCATAGGCAACCGTATTCGGCGATGCAATAGACAAATTTTCTCCGACAGTCTGTGCTCCCCATACAGCAGGAGCGCCAACATACTGCAATGCATAAAGTGCGGAGTCAGTCCAAATAAGTATCTCTTGTCGGCCTTGGATGGCTGTTATTATTTCTGACCCTTTAGATAATCTAAGATCGCCTGCTTGGTTTGTAGAAGATGGTGTCCAATTGACCGCATTTTCTTGGTCTGACCAACGCAAAAGCATTGGGTCTAAGTCACTACTGCCAAGGGGAGTTGTGCCAAAACAGAACACGAAGCGGTTATCCGACACAAGTAGCGTGTTTACTTTAGTAGGCACATTAGAGGCACCGCTTTCACTAGACAGCAATACTCCGCGAGTAGTTAATGCATCTGTTGCATCCCAGAAAAACAAACTACCACCACGAGCCGCAAATATAAGGTCTTCTCCAAAGTTAGATTGAGACCATAATCGAAGTGCATCTGTGCCTGTAACGCCCGTGCTCCACGCGCCAAGACCCCATCCAGCAGCACCCCAACCAACAAGTGCTTCTGCTACTGCAGGGCCAGAATTTATTTGGTACGTTGCAGTAACCGAACCGCCACCTGTGGCTGAAGAACTTGCGGCCTCACTAGCGGTTATGGTGTATGTGTTACCTGTGAGATATGTTATTTGGAACTCACCGTTTAGCGTCAATCCACCTACCGCAGAAGCGCCGCTAAATGTAACAAAGTCATTATTTTTGTATCCAGCATTAGCGTCTGTAACTGTGACCGTGGTAGAACCACTTACGGTGGTAAAAGGGTCTGTAAGCGACACAGCAGCACGTATAGGAGTAATGTCGTAATACGTCCCACCCTGCTCTATGTAAAACTTTAGATTAGTACCCACACCAAGCAGCTTTTGACTGCCTAGCGTCACCCAAGAAAATAAAGACCTCGCAACACCAAGAAAAGAGTTAGTAGATATACGATTCCACCCACCTAGTTTTTCTGGCATTCCCCGTCTAAATCGTACTTTGTCGCAGTCGTACCAACCGCCCTCGCTTGTATAACGTGTGTTCTCTCTGTCTACCCCCGGTTTGAAGACCATTTTTTGTAGCGGCATTACTGATACTCCCCAGTTCGGATCATCTCAGTAACTTCTACTGCACGACTACCTACCTGTTGGCTCCAGCGCGAGTCCATAAACTCATCGGCTGCAATGTCAAACTGCTCACGGGACATAGCCTCAATAGCCTTTACAAACCCTCGCAACCGAGTTAGTCCAAGGTTGAAACAAATATCAATCATAGCGTCTTGTCGCGCTTCATTAAGTGCAGCAAACCAAAAGTAAGTATCCTCAAGCTCTTCTTGCACGCGCTTAATATCGTTATTCAAAAGATATTCGATTTCGTCATCTGACAGCCCTAAACCTGACTCGGCTATGTTTCTACCAACTGCAATGGTTTCGTAACCAGCGGAGCACAGGTACACATGACTTCGCACACCCTCGTGGCGTTTAAGCATTTCGGTTAGTTTGGTCATTACTTCTCCCTGCTAACTCCTTTAACCTTCTCCACGGTTCTCATCGCTCCAATCCCAAGCATTCCCATCATAACGGGGACGAGCAGCGTAGTGTCTATTTCTGGCACCTCTACCCAGATGCCAAGTATGTTTGAAAGAATCGTATTGTATAAAAGACCCAGCGCACACACCCAACCAATACAGGGTCTCCACCCGGCAACGAATAACGACTTATGTGCAGCCTCTACCTTGTTGATTTCTAACTGGCCCTTGAGTGCTTCCTGAGCGTGACGCTCCGCAAGGGTGCTCAACTCAAAGGCGATACGATTCTTCTCGTCTTTGTCTTCAATAACCTTGTCGAGCAAAGAGGTAGCTGGGCCTATAAGTGAACTAAGTATACTCATCGTCCTCGTGCCATGTACGCTGTAGCGCCAAAGTATAGCCCTACAATGCTTGCCTGACTAAGAAATAACATGTCACTTAGAGAAGCCAAAGTGGACAAACGGGACTCAGGAATGAAGGGCAAAAGTGGTAGTAAAGCGAAAACCACCATACTACTAAGACTAACCCAAGCCATTCTTCGTTGACTGTCTGCTTTCTCTTCACGCAATTCGATCTCAACAAGTTCTTGATTTCTTGCAAGTTCTTCATCGCTTACGACCCCATCTCCGTCTAGGTCGTATTGAGCATACCTTGATTTTGGCTCTAGTTTCTTAGGACTCATTCATCATCTCTTTTCTTTGGGTCACGAAACAGTATTTTATTGCCTGCATCTGCTGTCTGTATTTCACGAACTGCACAATAAGTAGAAAAGTATCGGTTGTTGCTCAGAAGCTGATTGATCCTACCAACTGATTGCGCATTAAGCGCATTACTGTACTCAAGGCAAGACGTAAGCTCTTGAAAATAAAACTCTTGTCCTGTGGGTTGTCCACGCTCAAGAATAATTAAAACAAAGATCATCATAGTCATACTTCAAGATCCAAAAAATCTTGTCGTGAAACTTTTAATGTAGAGGTATGTATCTCGCCACTACGGTACTCGTATACAAATTCACTGTAACGAGTTATAGCAGAGATTTCTTTTGTGGAATTGCGAGATATTTGGTCGATGCGATAAGAGTTACGCAACTGGTCGATGCCGTGATAAGGAACATTTACGCTGTTTGGAAACGGTGGTATCTCCATCACAGCCTGCGCTTCTTCTTGACTGCTTGAGTTCTTACGGCTTGCGGTTTAACAAGATCCCAAGACATTAACTCTACATCAAGCTGATGTGCGGTTCCGAGAACGCGAGACATCGTGTTCTGCACGTAAATCATCCCACCGTATCCGCACTGACGATGGTTATACCGCATCCACTCCATGGCGATGCAGTGCCGATACTGGGGCGGGTTGACCAATTCCAACATCCGCCATTCTCTTAGATCACAGTATAGGTTTGGATTAGCAGGGTCATACTTTAGTTCTGGTTCTTCAGCATTATCTCTATCAGTTGCTGGAGCTTCGCGTCGGACGCTTTCGCTGTCTCGCTCTGTTCCGCCAATGAATCTACGATAGCCTCTATTTTTGTCGCATTGACTGCTGCGAGTTTTCCCGTGGCTTGGGCCTCTTGTACGGTCTTCTCAACAACAGCTTCAATACGAGCTACTTCGTCCTGTGTAGCCTGTGCTTGCGCCTGACTAGCGCCCCATACAACGGCACCCGAAAGTACAGCTAGAAATGCTGGCAAGGCCCATGTTGGGACTCGGATTCCTTCATCTGACATATCAACCTCCTAAAAATTGTGGCACCAAGATGCTCACTACAATTAAACCAATAATCCACCATAGCCTGTTAGATACAGTGTCTATTTTCGCTTCAAGCTCATCAAACCGCCTAGACCCACTTGCAAGGCGTTCCTCAATACGCAGGTAACGCTGCTCACATACTTGCTCGTGAGTAGAGATTTGGTTCAATGCCTTATCACCTTTGTCCAAGCCCCATTCCTCTGCCATCGCTAGATAGCACATAGTTACTCTTTGGCTTTACCCACATTTAGAGCGAGGGCTTCAATAACCGGATACACATATTTTGCGAGGAATGCGTCATCCTTTGGAGTGGGCGTGGCGGCGCACACAGCAGATGCAACGACTGACAAAGTGGTCAAAGTGGTTACGATTTCAAGCAAACTCATTAGTGTTCCTTGAAGCCTTCGGGCAGACCTTGTGCAGTCTCAGGCTCTTCTACTGTCTGGACACTTTCGGCGATGCTTTGGGTATAGGCTTGCAGTAACACGTTACGCTCTGCAATCTGCTGTTGCAGTGCAGCGATTTCACGACGAATCTCTGCGACTCTAGCAATGTGGGCCTGAGTCTCAACCTTCAGATCACCAAAGTTATATTCTTCGTCGTTGATTACGATTTTTTGTTCTTCACTCATTACCAAGGCACTCCAGTAGCCTGTGTTGCTGCACGATCAATCTGCGCTTGAACCTTCGCAGTGCGCTCTGCTTCGATTCGAGCCTTGTACTCTTCAGCGGTTTCGTCTTCGGGGCCACCTGTGCTCGGGCCTTTGTTTTGATCGTAGATCCAGCCCAGTACGTCAGTTTCTTTGAGGTCAGCATAGGGAATGTATCCGCTTGCCGACGCATCATAAGTAAAACGAGCTTTGCCGCCTTCGCTTGCGGTTTCGTTACCACCAGCATCGCTTTGTGCGACTAGGCTCCAGTAAGCAATTATAACGCCACCATCAGCGTCTACATGGGTCATGTCACTGACCGACCAAGTTGTGTTAATAGCCATGCTATCCTCCTTCTAGTTCTGCAACTCTTTTGCGTAATGATTGGATTTCTTTGACAAGCATAGGCACTAGTTTTGAATAGTCTACTGCCCACATTTCGTCTTCATTTTCGCCTTGGGATACCGCTTCCGGTGCGACCTCATTCAACTCCTGCGCAACCATGCCATAGTCTTGGTGTGCGCCATCAGTTTTCCAATCAAACTGACGGACTTTTATTCCATCTACTTTTGCCCCAGCATCCTCTGCGTCCGTTATGTTTTCTTTGAGCCTTTCATCTGAAGATGTGTTGAACGCAGTCGCAGTGCCTGACGTTTGAACTGAGCCGACAGTGCCGTTAGGGTTTGTAAATATAATTTGATTTTTTGTAGATGCATCATCGCGGCCACATTGAATAAGTTGTCCAGTTGACCCGGGTCTTGCATCAAAAGAGACGAAATCAGTCCCAGCGGTTGCAGCAGATGCCCCAACGATAACCCTGTCATTGCCAGCGTCTACAACAAAGCAATTAGCATCATTGTCAGACTCAATACGAAACCCAATATCATTACCGCCTTCGTTGAAAATTGCATCAGCGCCGAGTTTCAGAACGTCTGTTGCGGAACCGCCAAAGGACGTTTGAATAAATAACTGCCCTTGTTCGCTGCCATTAGTAACATTAGAGGAATTGCATAAAATCCTACCGTACTGATGAAGATTCCCAGCGGCATCGTTACCATGAAAACGAATGTCTCCTAAGTTATCGTCATTTGCTGGGCTGGAGCTTTGCTTTTGAAAAATAAGCATAGAGCCACCAGTGCCAGCGTTGGTGTTGTAAATTCGCTGTATTGTATTAGTGCCAGAACCGTGTACTGAAAGTTGGTCACCTGTTTCTACAGTCACTCCACCAATGTTTACGACATCATTTCCTGCATCAAGGAACAGCATATTAGCGTTATTTTCACTTTCAACGCGGAAGTCATGATCCCCACCATTATCATTTATTGTAACTGGGCCTCTCTCTAATACGATGCTACTACCTGCAAGACCAATACCAACCATTGAAGTACCATCGTCATTTGTACCCTGTATCGTAATGACATTTCCTGTTTCTCCAATAGCAGAATTAAATCTCATGATTTTGTCAGTGTCGGCTTTCACTACTAACGCACTTGAGCCGGGGGATGCGCCTCCTACTCCCACACCAGCGTTGAAAGTAGCATCACCTGCCTCTGACATATCCAAGGTCAGGGCTGTGATTACTGAACCGCCATCTACACCCTTGAATAAAAGGTCACCATCACTGATTCCTGTTAAAAACTGTACGTTGTTGCTGCCAGCGTTACTCAAACTCAACAGAGTAGTGCC